TCCAGAATATTTTCAACATGGGTGAACTTTCCGATGCAACCATGCTGCTTTCACGGCTGGCAACGGCTTACGGCATCTTCATCAAGACCCCAAATCCTGACGAATTTATGAACGCCAGCGATACCGGCGCTGATACCTCAAGCCCTGATCCCAACAAGCGCTTCAAATATGTGGACCCCGCCGGAATCCATTACCTGAACCCCGAGGAAGAGCCGTTCGGATTCACCCCGCCACAGCCAGGACCGATCTACGAACCGTTTATGCGTATGAATATGCGAAGCGTGGCAAGCGGTATTGGGCAGTCTTACAGCGCCATCAGCGGCGATTACTCACAGGGAAATTTTTCAAGTGAGCGTCAAGCCATGCTGTTAGAACGTGCTCTTTTCCGCATGGAAGGCGCTTGTAATGACCGCAAGTTTAACGTCCCGTTGTTCCGGTCATGGCTTGATTGGGCAGTGCTTACCATGAAGATCGACCTTCCGGGGTATTATCTCGATACCTGGAATCATCAGCGTGTGAAGTTCTCGCGCCCGCGTCAGGAATATATCAACCCGTCTCAGGATGTGGCCGCGTTAAAGGAACAGCTCAATGAAAAAATGATCTCTCTGACTGAGATTATCGAGGATCGCGGGCAAGACCGTGACGACGTTTTCAATGCCATTGCCGACGATGAGGAGACGCTTCTTGAACTCGGCATTGGTGACGCTGTTCCTCTCGACGAAAACGAAGGGATTAAAAAATGGCTGAGATGATGTCGTCAGCTGAAAAGCTGAAATTCATTATGGACGCATACGCTGTCGGCGTTCGAGCTGGCGTTCTCACGCCTTGCCTCGAAGATGAAAACAAGTTCCGGGAATTGCTGGGCTTGCCTACTGCCCCGGAATCGGTTAAGGCCGATTGGGCTGCATCCGCTGGGGTTCGTAGGCCAATTACATTATCCAAACCTGCCGACACCACCGGACAAGAAAAACCAGCTCAAACAGTTGTAAACAACGAGGACAAGACCAATGAAGAAGTCTAACAAAGGCAGCTTTTCGGGGAAACGCAGCGCGGCCCAGACACACGCAAAAAATAACGAGATTGCTGGAAGTCGCGCCGTTCCCCTTTCTTTCACCACTTTTGACGAAAAGAATCGGACGATTGAGGCTGTCATGGCGACGGAAGCGCCGATTATGACCGTAGATTTTCGACTCGGGGAAATGGTTGACGAGGTGCTGTTAATGAGCGGCGCGCGGTTCCCGGAACAGGTGCCGCTTCTAGACGCTCACGACGATTCAACCATTATCAAACAGCTTGGATCAACCCGCAACATCAGGATTGATGCCGATAAAATGATCGGACTGAGAAATTTTGCGGCCACCCCCGAAGCCGATCGGGCTATTGCCCTGATCAAAGGTGGACATCTCAAAGACGGATCAATCCGGTATCGGTATCAAAACCCGGTATACGTGGATGTTGGCGCTTCTGCCACCGTTGGCGGGAAACAGTTCACCGCAACCGCCCGCCCGCTCAGGATTGCAACCGAGTGGCAACTGCTTGAAGACAGCGTTTGTCCTATTGGTGCTGACCCTGCCGCGAAAATGCGGAAAGACCAGGAACCGAAACAAGAACAAGAACCCATTCCGGCGCAACCCGCCGAGAAAAAAGGAGCTTTCAGAATGAATCCCAAACTCAAACTCATCCTGATCTCTCGCGGATTGGCGCAGGGATCGACCGACGAGGAAGCCGCCGCTTTCTTGTCGAAACTCACGTCGGAAGAGCAGACCGCCTGTCGCAGGGAAGCCGGGCTTATCCCCGAGACGGTGAAGGAACCGACCATCCCACAACCCAACACCGAAGTCATCCGAAAGGAAGCCGAGGAGAAGGCCCTGCAATACATGACTGAGGTTCGGTCCCTGTGCGAAAAGCACGGAATGGCGGATATCGCCGACGAACAGATTCGGAAACGGGCTTCCATCTCGGACGTCAAAGACATGATCCTTGCCCACCGGGAAAAAGAAATGCCCCCGATTGGTGTGCAGATCACCCGCGTTGCCGACGCCGCCGATAAATTTCGCGCGGCCATGTGTGACGGGATGCTGTTACGCGCTGGCGTTCGGGTCAAAGACCCCGCCCCCGGTGCCGTGGAAGTCGCGCGGCTGTCCTTTGAAGCCGTCGCGCGGGAATGCCTCGTCGTTGCCGGTATTGCGCACAGCCGCATGGGGAAAGAAGAAATCCTCAAGACAGCCATGGGTCGCGGGACTCGTGCCATCCCGAACCACAACACCACCGACTTTCCCTACATCCTGAGCACTTCCGCCAACAAGGCCATGTTGATCGGTTATCAGGCGCAGCCGATGACCTATCAACGGTGGTGCAAGATCACCAGCTTGAACGATCTCAAGACCAATGACAGGATCAGAATTTCCGACATTGCCCAACTCGACCAGGTGCTTGACTCCGGCGAACTGAAACGCCGCAGCATGAGCGAAACCAGGGAACAATACCGGGCATACACCTATGGGAATATCCTCGGGATCACCCGGGAAGTCATGATCAACGATGATATGGGCGTCTTCAATTCGATCTTCGCCGCGTTTGGTCTGGCCTACGCCCGCACCGTGAACTATTTCCCGTATGCGCTGATTGCGGCCAACGGGAACTTGACCGACGGTGGCGCGCTGTTCAATTCTACAGCCGTTACCACCACCGGAGGCCATGCCAACCTTGCTACTTCCAGCGCCGCCCCGAGTTCAACCACCATGTCCGCAGCGCGGGCCGCAATGAGAAAACAGGTTGACATCAAGGGCGGGAAACTCAACATTCAGCCGCGCATTCTGTTGGTTGGCCCCGAGCAGGAAGAGAACGCCCTGATTGTCATCACTTCCACTTCGCTTCCGGTTGATGGCATGTCTTCCGGCGTTACCAATGTCCACCGGAACAGCGCCGAGGTCGTCGTTGACGCCGAGATCACCGGCAAGCCCTGGTATCTGTTCGCTGATCCCATGTTGGCCCCGGTGGTTGAGATGGGCTTCCTAAACGGACGGCAAGAACCCTTCCTGGAAGAGCGCCCCGTTTCCAGCGACATCCTCGGCACCGACTTCTGGTGTTATGGTGATTTCGGTGGCGGCGTGGTCGATTTCCGTGGCGCTTACAAAAACGCCGGAGAATAAGGAGCAATGACGATGAAACGATTGATTGCCGTTATCCTACTTCTCATCGTTGCGTGCCCGACGTGGGCACAGCTTTCTGACGCCGCGCTGGGGAAACCCAACAGCGTCACGCTTTCCGGGTCGAATAACACGGTCAAGGTCAGCACCGACGGCAACACCGTCAAGGTTGATCAGACGACCGCAGGCGCTAACGATGTTGATACCGATTCCCTGGGAACCGGCCATATCGGAAGCGTTACGCTTGATGTCGGCATTGTCACGCCGGTATCAATCGGGACGCTTACCGCCGGAACCAAGTATATCGAGATCACCCCCAAAACCACAGCGCTTCTCGGTGGTGCCAGCTTGGCCACTGATAGCGCGCGCCCGCTTACCGCCGGGACAACCTATACCTACAAGGTCAGCACTACCACCCCGGTTATGTATGTTCTGTCCACGGTAAGCACCACGACGGTTCACGTTGCCCATTACAAATAAGGAGCCGAAAAAATGATTATGAAAAGAAATGTTGTCTTTCTTCTTGTTGCGCTGCTGTTTGCCAGCATCGCGTATGCTGCTACCAACTACGTTCAGGAAGGCGATGTTGTCACGCTTTCGTGGGCAACCACGTCCGTAACCGCCGGTGATCCCTGCATCAAATGCACCGCCAAGGCTACCGGCGGAATCGTTGGCGTGTCCCTTACCGGAACCGGAACCGCCGAAGAGGCGCACCGCGTCGCCACAAAGGGCGTCTTTGATCTCAACGTCACCACGACCAGCACCACCACGGTCGCCATTGGCGATTATGTCTATGCGGAGGTTGGTGGTGTCGAGGTCGGTATTGCCACGCTTACCGATGACCCAGCCGGCGTGATTTTTGGCCGCGCGCTTGAGGCCATTTCCGCCACTTCGACCACTTCGCGTATCAACGTCCTTCTCGGTCAGTAACTACCTCATCCCTCATCAAGAGGCGG